CATATATCTTAACACTGAGATTAGAAAGAATTCTTTTATTGAAGATCCAGAAGGTTCATTCAAGAACTTCTATCAGTGGTTAAGTAAGAGAAACGAAACGGCTATTAAAAAATTGGTAGCGAAAAAGAGAATAGAGGCAAAAACGAATGCTAGTAAGGAGCAGTTAGCAGAATTAAAATCACTAAGTGGTGATATGATCAATTTGTTTAAGAAGAGTAAACTACTGCAACAAGCGAAGCAGATCTTTATTAATAAATATAACAATGCTGTGTATAATACAAAGCACTTTTTTGATAACGGTGATGGTACTTTAAGACCATCTAACCCAGAAGGATATGTAGCTATTAACAATGACGGTGACTTAGTTAAATTTGTTGATCGTTTGGAATTTAGTAGAGCTAATTTCGGATCCGGAAAACCAGGAGCATAATATGAGTAAAGATCAAGTAGCAGAGCTAAGAGAAGATATAAGACTTCTAAATCAGACTATAATTAGTGAGTGTAAAGATATTCATAACAGAATAAATCCTGTCGCAGAGGATTTAAAGGTTGTGGTAGATAAGACTAATAGACACGATAAAATTATATGGGCTACTGTAGCGGGTATTATAACTGTATCAGGTATGTTTGCTAAACTTTTACTTTTACCGTAATGAAGACATTTAAAGAGTATTTCGAGCAGGAGGAGGTTAGAGATACCGTTGGTATACTACCAGGTGGGTTTAAGCCACCTACTTTAGGACACTTTCTTGCCTTGAAGGATTTACTCGAAGAGGCTGATCGAGGTATTGTTTACGTAGGTACAGGGGCGCGTCCACTTGTAGTAGATGATCCAAGTAGAGGAGCTATCACGCAACAGCAATCAAAAGCTATATGGGAGATTTATAAGAACCATTTTAATAAACCCTTAGAGATTATTGAATCTCCTATTTCCCCAGTAAAAGATACTTATGATTTTGCTTTAGAGAATGATGATGTGAATATTATTGTAGGTGCTGGTGGTCCTCGTAAGCTTGAGGATGGATCTTTTACAGATGGTGATATGAAACGGTATGAGTCATTTACTAAAAATAAAGAGAAATACCCACATGTCGCTCTAAAAGAGATTGAATCTAAACAAGATATTAAGGGAGAAGTTGTAAGAAAAGCGATTGTGGATGATATAGATGTAGCAATAGAGAACTACTTCCCTGACGTCCTTAGCGAGACAGACAAAGATACCATAAAGTCTATACTTCAAGCATAAATATAGTTATGAGTAAGAGACGTGATAGAGCTAGCCTACAGGAAGCTTACGAATCAGTAAACGAAATGGCTGGTGGAGCGCCTATTATAGCTGTAACTGGTTTAGAGCCACAGCAACAGCCCAGTGAATGCGGCTGTGGAAACAATGAATGTGGGTGCGATAGCCGTGATCATGATGGTGAGGATCATGATAATTCCGAAATTCACATGGCAAAAGCAGAACTTAAAAAGGCTGCTGATTACGCTATGCAACTTTCAGCCATGATGGATAATTTAGATGGTCTAGAAGGTTGGACTGCTTCAAAAATTACCAAAGCTGCTGACTACTTATCTTCAGTATATCATTGGTTAGATTATGATCATGATAAGGATCAAGACCCTGGTATGTTTAACGTAGGCTGTGAGCACAGCCCTGAGCATCAAAATAGAGTGTAGTATACAATAATTAGATGAAAAGCTTTCTCCAGTATATACAAGAAAAATCAGTCGTTGGTTTAATTGAGTTCTTTGATATTGACGGTATAGGTAAAACACCCGCTAAGCTAGACTCTGGTAACGGTGCATATAATGTATTACACGGTGAAGACATTCAAGAACAAGGTAATAAGGTGTTCTTTAGAACTGTTAATGGTAAGACCTTACTTAAAGATAAGAAGGGTGAGATAACTATTAATGTGGGCGCTGGTAATTCTGAGCATAGACCTGTTGTTAATTTCGATTTTAAAATAGGTAGTAAGGAATTTAAAGATATTCCGTTCTCTATAGGTAATAGATCTACTAACTTATATAAAATACTTGTTGGTAAGGATTTTATTGAAAATAAGCTTGATGCGTTAATTGATGTCAGTAAGGAAAATATAGCTGACGATGATTTAGAGGTAGAGTATTAATACCAATCCGGTGTATACCGCTCCGTCCAAGTAGCAAAAGGTTTATCGCAACGAATATACTCTCTATATTTTTCAATAGTCGAGAGATCGTCAAAGCCTTTAACCTTCCTACAATCACAATCAGTGTTAATAGCTATAGCATAATCAGTTAATCCTGTTTTACTCATAATAGTATTATGGATGTTTTTACTACACCATTCAATAAACGTTTTTGTAAAGTGTTCTTTTGAATCCGGCCACCTATACATACGTTCTGTAAACATCTCTAACGTATGATCAACTAACCACTTAAAATTATCCTTAGTTTCTCTAGCCCATATAGAGCATTGATGGTTGAAATAACCTTTACCTCTCCTACGAGGTTTTCCAGTAGAGGTTCTTGGAGTAGAGGGGTGATCTAACAACTCTTGAGGAAACGCATGGGCTAACATAATAGCTCCTTCAATTTGCATTTTAGATCTTACATGTTTATCACAAAGCTCACGAGCTGATTGTATAGGGTCATCATCAGTTACAAAAATATTCATAACTAATTATATGATAGTTCCTATTTATTGGTCTCAATAGCTTCTACTATCTCATCAAAGCCTTTAACTAATTCGAAATCATCTTTAGATCTCTTAATTAATAAGGTAGGTACTGATTTAACACCGAATTCTTTAATAAGCTCTTGTTCATCATCAATATCAATTGTATCAACCTTCAAACCTTTTTGATCTAGTATACTCTTTAACATATGACAAGGACCACACCACTCAGCAGTAAATAATTTTATTGAAACCATATACAATATTATAATAAGAAGAATAAATATCAACATGAGAAGGTTAACTCAAAAAGAATTAGTTAAAGAGGGTGTAGGCAACTTCATTGCGAATGTTGCTAAGGGTAGTGGTGTTTTACTAAAAGGGTTAGCAAAAGCTGCTTCACCAACAGCTGCAGCAACAGCTCAAAAAATAGGAAAAGCGTGGAAAGATACAGATAAAGCAGTAATAGCAGCGACTTCCACTCCAAAAGAAAGAATAGAAAAGTACTTCAAAGATCTAAGCTATGAGGTTGTTAGTGTTAATCCCGGTGTATCTAAAGATACGAAGGTAGTGAAGGTAGCTGAGATAGTATATAAAGACAATGGAGAAGGTGTTACACAACAAGCGGTACCGATTGATTCACCGTATGTTGTTAAGGTTGATAAAAGTGGAATTAAAGTCTTACGAGGGCCTAGAAGAGTACCAAGGGGTGATGATGAGCCTAAAGAGAAAGCCGCAACAGACTCAAACGCGGCAATCAAAAAAGACAAGAAAGTTCGCTGAAACACTTGCATTACGGTTCTCAGATGAATAAGTGAGTAGTAGAGCGCTAAACGAAACCTATATTTCTAAATCTAAAGCTCTATATTTAATATTATTTCAGTTGACTTTTTGTATATGCCTGTTATAATAATATTATATGAGATTCACAAGCAATAAAGTAATCAATTTAGGATCTGCAGCTTTCAGGCAATGGAGATCAACTCACAGTCACTGCCAGTACTTACATGGTTATAATATTACTGCAGATATTACGTTTGAATGTAATGAATTAGATGAGCGTAACTGGGTTATGGATTTTGGTGGGTTAAAGGATCTTAAAAAGACTTTAGAGCATACATTCGATCATAAGTTAGTTGTTGCTAGTGATGATCCACAACTTGACCTATTTAAACAACTTGATGCTGTAGGTGTCGCGGAGTTAGTTGTACTAGAATGCGGTGTTGGTTGCGAGCGCTTTGCTGAATTTGTTCTGAAGACGGCAGATACGTATGTTGATGAAGCTACTAACGGTAGAGTAAGAGTACAAAGTGTACAGATTAACGAGCATGATAGTAATTTTGCTACATGCCACAGAAACGATAAACAAGAAGTAACGGTTCAAGAGTTTGTAACCGGAGCAACAAACTCTATTGACGTTAAATTCGAAGAAGCGTCAGAACAAAGTGATACAACAACCACAACTACCGGTAATATAGCTAATCCAGCTAATGTAGGACCAGCTAAAAAATCAAACAATATGAGTAATCCTTTCGCTGGTACTTCATGGGGTTAACTATCTAGAATATCACATATAAACCGTAATATCTTACTACGCACAATATCTTTGATACCGAACTTATATGCATAAATTCCATTATCTATACATTTTTCCGTATCAAACTTTTTAAAGGTATCTTTAAATCCCGTTTTACGTACGTCAGATTGCTTACAATCACCAGCAACTATATATTTTGAGTTACGACCAAACCTTGTCAGGATAGTGGTAAGTTCACTTTGAGATAAGTTCTGCGATTCATCTACAATAATAACACTATTGTTAAATGTTAGACCTCTAACGAAGTTAACAGGTATCGCATCTATTAAACCTTTTTGTTTAAGCATAGAACATGCACCTTCACCAGCAATTTCTCTTACTTTCTCTAATAGAGGCATTGCATAAGGTGAGAATTTATCATCAACCTCACCCGGTAACGATCCAAGACTTCTTTCTGCTGACTCTACTACAGATCTAATATAGATAATTTTCTCTATCACACCCTCTTTAAGTAGTTCTAATGCAGCATATACAGCTATATATGTCTTAGCGGTACCGGCTGGACCATCAACAAAAGATATTTTTGTATTTGTATCAATAATACTATTATAAAATTCCTTATGTTTAGGGTTAAAATAAAAAGGTCTCTTTATCTTAAAATTAAGTAACCAATTGGTACTAAATTCCTCTTCTAATATCTCGACAGGCTTTCGAGCAGTTTTTCGACTCATTCTAAAATATTTATATTGTAATCCGGAAATGCTATACTATAATAGGTATATGGACTTAGATAAAGAGACTTTAATCTTATCAGATGATAAGATTTTCTATACTATTGAGGGGGAAGGTGAATATGTTGGTCAGCGTTCACTGTTTATGAGGATGGCGATGTGTAATTTAACTTGTATTGGGTTTGCATCTGAAGACTCTCCTCACGGTTGTGACTCTTACGTCTCTTGGACTGTAAAGAATAAGATGACCTTTAATGAGATCTTCAAGATGATGGAAGACAAAAACTGGATTGAGAAGCTCGAGAAGGGTACGATCTGGAAACTTACTGGAGGTGAGCCTCTTATTCAACAAAAGCAATTGCTTAAGCTTGTACAAGCTTTCTGTCTTAAGTATAACTTTACTCCTAAGATTGATTTCGAAACAAATGCTACGTTGATGCCAGATGAAAAGTGGGTAAAACTTTATAATGCAACTTTTACTACTTCACCTAAACTTACTACAAATGGTGATCCGGAAAAAAAGACTTATAAGCCAGAGGTACTTAAGTATCATAAAGAGATTGGTTCAGGGTTCAAGTTTGTTATTAATAATCCAGCTGAGGATATAAAGGAAATATGGCGTAAGTATGTCGAGGATGAGCATGGTATTAATGTTACAAGAGACCGTATTTGGTTTATGCCGGTAGCTGGTTCACGAAAAGAGCATATTGAGAATGCTGCAGCAGTTGTAGAGTACGCTAAATCGATGCATGTTAACTTCTCATCTAGACTTCATCTTCTCGTATGGGATATGGCTCTTAAGGTTTAATAAATAAATAGTTGATAAATTCTACATTAATTTTATAATATATTTGTATGTCAGATAACAATAATAGCTACGAGTGGCTTGGTGATGATGAGCTTTCCGGCGAGAAAGATCAAATTGCTAGGGAAATTATGGGCAGTGAATCTGCAAGTGGGTATGTTCCACCTTTACGCGTATATGATAATACTGTACAGGCGGATAAGAAGTATATTTCTTCACTACCCGATTTGCAAAACGGTCCTTCGAGTCTAATTCAAGGATCAGCTGTACCTATTCAACAGGTAGGTATCCATAACTTTAGATTACCGCTTACTTACAAAAAGCGTAGTGGTGATACAATTACATTAGAAACCTCAGTAACCGGTAGTGTTAGCTTAGAGGCTCATAAAAAAGGTATTAACATGTCACGCGTGATGCGGTCTTTTTATGATCATAAGGATGAAGTATTTTCTATTAGTAAGATCAAAGAAGTATTAGAGTCATATAAGAATAACTTAGAGTGTTTTGACTCACGTATTATGCTTAAGATATCTTACCCTATTAAACAGACAAGTTTACGAAGTGGTTTAGAAGGTTATCAATATTACGATGTTGTATTTGAAGGGGATTTAACTAAAGACGGTGAATTTAAAAAGTATATTCACTTCGACTTTGTTTATTCATCTGCGTGTCCTTGTTCTTTTGAGCTTAGTGAACATGCTGAAAAATATCGTAATCGTGCAACCGTACCTCACTCACAACGCTCTGTAGCTCGTGTTAGTGTAAAGTTTGATGATATGATTTGGGTAGAAGATATTCAAGAGTTATGTCTAGCTGCACTACGAACTGAGACGCAAGTTATGGTTAAGCGTGAAGACGAGCAAGCTTTTGCCGAGATGAACGGAGCATATCTTAAATTCGTAGAAGATGCAGTTCGACTCCTGTATCAGAATCTTTCAAATGATAAGCGTATTACTGACTTTAAAGTAGTTGCATCCCATAATGAATCGCTTCATAGTCATAATGCTGTTTCCGTAATCGTAAAGGGTGTACCTGGAGGATTCACAGCAGGAGTTGCTCGCGATGTATTTGAGTCTACTGGCTTGAGATAACATACTTGTTATTAACATACCGAGCCTCTCTTTTGCTTAGGTGAGAGAGAGGCTTATGTTAAATAAAGAATATAAAGAAGGTAACAATAATTATGTCTTGCCAATTTTTTAAAACTAGTAAATAAATTTATGAGAATAGCTTTTAGTGGTACTGCTAATTCAGGTAAAACAACTCTATTAAAGAGTTTTCTCTATACGTGGAGTAATTTTTCAACACCAGAAAAAACCTATAGAGACATGCTTGTTGAAAAGGAACTTGATCATTCATCTTCCACAACAACCGAAACGCAAAGTGAAGTTATGAACTTTATGGTCGATCAATTATTTGAGAATAGTAAAGATGACTGTGTGGTATATGATAGATGTCCGTTAGATTCTGTAGCTTATACGTTATGGAGTAATGATAAAAATAAAGAAGGCTTTACGAAGGAGTTTGTAACAGAGCAAATTACACTATGTAAAGAATCGTTGAGAAACTTAGATGTAATTTTTTTATGTAAGTTTGATGAAAAGGAAGGCGTAAAAGAAGACGGATCTAGAGAAGCAGATCTCCAATATATTAAAGAGGTAGATAATATTTTTGAATCTCTCTATCAACAGTATATGCAAAATCCACAAGCTGATGTTTTCTACCCTAAAGACGACTCACCGGCAGTTATATTATTACCTAACGGTACGCAAGAGCGTATTGATTTACTTGCGGAGTATATTACACCGGAAGGGGGAATGTACGGTGATGAACACTCTATTCTCAATCCAAACAATCTAGATGAATTAGAATCACTAGTTAAACAACAACAGTCAGCGTTGGAAAGTGAAAAGAAAGAGAAGGAATTATTTGCTAAATTTGGTTTAAGTGATGATAGGAATAGCGATTATAACTTGCAACCGTGAAGAAATGTATCGAGTTTGTATTGACTCGATACATAATGATTGGTATGATGAGCTCGTAACAGTTAATGACGGGGATGATATAGAGTGTACTAAAGGAGAGTATATTAAAACAGAGGGGGTAGGTGTTGGTAGAGCTAAAAATAGAGCTATGCAGCACCTACTAGATAAGGGATGTGATTATATTATACTAGTAGAAGATGATATGCGGTTTAAAAATGATATATTTAAAGAGTATATTAAAGCATCAACCATTACAGGCATACAACACTTTATGTTTGGGTACCATGGACCTGCTAACAAGTCTGGTATTAGCGGAGGTAAGCCTACACCACGTAAAGTTGTAGATTATGGTGATATAAAAGTAGCTCTTAATCAGCATTGTGTTGGTGCAGTTACCTTTTATACTAGAAATAGTTTAGAAGATATTGGATTACATGATGAGAACTATACTAACGCTTTTGAACATGTTGACCATTCTTATAGATTAGCTAAAGCCGGCTACAGTACCCCGTATTGGTGGTGGTCTGATATAGCTAATAGTTTAGATTATGTAGAAGAACAAGCATGCTCTGAAAATAATTCCTCTATAAGACCACGCAGCGATTGGCAGTCGAATATCGAAAAGTCGGCAATATATTTCTTACATATGCATGATGTCCACCCGGTGCAAGTTCCTGATACTTCAATAAGCAAGGTAATATCTATACTCAAAGCATTTAAAAAATGAAAATATCTCTATTATGTCCCAGTCGTGAAAGATTGAATAAGTTTATAACTTTTACTAGTAGTGTTTTTGCCACATGTAAAAATATAGATAATATAGAATTGGTACTTGGAGTAGATTCTGATGACTCGAAGAAGGAATCATACAAGCGTATAGCAAATAATTTAAGCTTTATAAAGTATATTGAGCTACCGGAAGGATTATTTAAAGCAGAAGGATTATCAGGTATATGGAATCAAATGGCTACTGAATGTACCGGTGACTTGGTGGCTATGGTTGGTGACGATATGATTTTTCAGACTAAAGATTGGGATGAAAAAATAATTGAAACATTTAAATCGAAGCAAGATAATATTTACCTTGTACATTGTAATGATGGTATGAGAGGTTCGGGTAATAAGTATGTTAATGTATCACCTCTAGCTGTAAATTCTTTTGTTCATAAAGACTATATCAATACTGTTGGTAGGTATGTACAGACCGAGATAAAGGAAATTTTTCAAGATACCTTTTTAGATAAATTATTTTCATCTATTAATAGAAAAGTATACTATCACGATATAATAATCAAGCACCTACATTTCTCTGAAGGTGGCACTATGGATAAGACAGCTGAAGCATTAGAAGAGACACGTGATGGTATATGGGATGATAATGAGTTGTTCGAGAGAGTACTTGGTCCTGTAATTAAAAAGGAGATTGATATTTTAAAAGAAAGATTTAATATATGAAAGTATATACCCATTATAGTGAATCACATAAGGACTTGTATGAAAACTACTTCAAGAAGTCTCTACGTGAGTTATATACTAAAGACGAACTAGCTATAAGGTCCGCTTGTCATAGACAGACTACATCAGCTGGATCATTTATGGAGGACGGTTGGTTAGAGTCTATGCAATATAAACTTGAGGTTATATTAAAAGCAATAGAAGAAAATAAAGATGAATATTTTATTTTTTCTGATGTTGATATTGTTTTTTATAATAGGTTTATTGATGATTTGTTAGAGAGTGTAAAGGGTTATGATATAGCTTGTCAAGAGGATTGTGGATCCTTATGCGCAGGATTTTTTATCGCTAAAGGTAATGAAAATAACTTTAATCTCTTTACAAAAATATACAAAACATTCAGACAGTTAGTCAATGACCAGGTAGCATTAAACCATTACAAGGATGATGTTAACTATAAGCTCTTAGATAAAAATAAATACTACACCATAGGTAATTTCTACAATAATCCTGATGGTACGCATGTATGGGATAACAGTACTAATATTATACCTCCTGAGAGCATGAAAATACATCACGCTAATTATGTGGTAGGTGTAGAGGGTAAGACTAAGCTAATTAACTTAATTAAAACAAATTATGAAAGTTTGGTATGATAAAGAAAATATATGCTTAAGTAATTTTATATCTGAAAAATTTTTATTTTTACCCTTATTTAGTAACCAGGTTTTAGAGCAAAATAATGATTTTAAAAATAATAACTGGTCGTCAGGTATTAAGTCAATAATAGAGCTTTCTTCTATACAAGAAGCGAACTGTATAGTTTTTCACGATAAATTAAATAAAAATATAGTACCGTTCTTACAAACGGTTAAGGATTTTAAGAAACCGATAATCGCATTTTTTAACGATGATAGTGATATACCTATAAGTGATACACTACCTTCAAATTTATTAGTTTATAGGACTTCTATTAACAAAACAAACCAGAAACCAAACGAGGTACCTATGCCGGCTTGGAGTCAAGATTTTGGCGCATCAGATATACGTGATTACTCTTTAAAGCCAGTTGTTAGTTTTTGTGGGGCTATTACACATCCTGTAAGACATAAATGTATTGAGAGATTAAAAGGTAGTCAGGATTTAGAAACTAGTTTTATAATAAGGAACGCGTTTTGGGGTGGTAATCCACATGGTAAACATCTTCGCGAAGAATATAAAACTAATATGAAGGATAGTGATTTGGTTTTATGCTGTCGCGGTGCAGGAAATTTTTCTTTTAGATTATATGAAGCATTATCCTGCGGTAAGATCCCGATCATACTTGATACTGATATCTCACTACCATGCGATGACGTAATAAATTGGAATAATTTTATTATTACCACACCGGAAAGTATAGTTACTGATATAAAGCAGTGGTGGAAAAATATGGACAAAAAAAGATATGCTGAAGTTCAAAAGTATAGTCGTTCTATATACGAGAATTACCTCAATCCTGTTGGTTTT